GTCGATTACTGTGAATGATGCTAGTGTCATGGTGACTCCTTAGAAATTAGCTTGATATGTTACTTGACATATTATTGTTGTACCGCTAGTCATAACGGCTGGAACATTATTTATGGTTGTTTGTGCGCTAGTGGTTGTAATAAAACTCATATTTGAATTACCAGCAGCCATTTGCCCACTTATCCAATAAATACCTGTTGGACCACTAGCGTAATAACTTATATTACCAGCGGCATTTACAGAATTTGCCGATGTTCCTGCGGTAAAAGGGAAACCGCTTATAGTAGTTGTTGAACCAGTACCGATTGCGTTAATTTGTATTCTAAATTGACAACTTACAACATTTCCTATTTTTGTATAGTATCCAGCTTGAAGGGTATAAGTTGCAGTTCCTCCAACAGTCGGTGTCCAAGTCCCTGTCTCATAATCGTTAAGGGTTGAGTTAGTAGTCGCAGAGGAATTACTAAATACTATGCCACCACCATTTTGTAGCATTTGTAAGTTGTTACCTGTGGTAAACCCTGCCACGTTATTCGTTCCGTTGTTGACGATGACGCTACTTGCGCCACTTCCTGTTATCGTATCGACATTTATACTTCCGTAACTCATGCTGTTACTCCTGCTTTATTTTCTAATGTAGCAACACGCTTTCTTAAAAATTGAACTTCTGCTATCAAATTAGCAATTACTGCGGCAGAAGATGCTTCAATAGATTGATATTCTGGTTTACCATCTTTATCAACTGCATTTGGTTCTCCTCTAACCGCCAAAGGAACAACTTGTTGAAATTCGTCAGCAATAAAACCTTGGTCTGCAACATTTGCTTCAGTCCAAGTAAAGTTTCTTGGCTTTAAAGCGTCAATAAATGTTCCGCTATTTGTAATATCGGTTATATTTGATTTAAGTCTTCTATCTGATGTTGTTCCATAAGTAACTGCACTTGTTGCTCCTACTCTTGAAATTGCTCCACAACCTGTTCCATTTGCAGAAAATATTTCAAAAATAACTCCGCTTGTAGCAGTAGTATCGTTTAAAACTAAACCATTATATGTACTACCATTGAAGAAAAACTCATTAAAACCACCATTTGTCGCGGTAGTTCCGCCAACCAATAATCTACCACTTGTATCTATTGTTACCGCAGTTGTAGGTGTACTTCCCGACTGAAGCTGAAGTATTCCAGATGTATCGCTACTTAACGCTGCGCCACTTGTGGCTGTTCCTGCTGATATTGTTGTTGACATTTATTTATCTCCTAGAGGATGACCCAACGCTGTCCTGTGCTAACCGTAACAGTTATGCCTGAATTGATAGTGACTGGACCAACAGAGAATCCGTTCTGTCCAGATGCAATCGTATAGTTAGAACTGACCACCGTGTTATTAATTTGAATCACACTGTTGGCTTGCGCCCCACCTATACCACCCCAATACGTTCCGTTGTTCCCCTCAAACGTATTGCTTGTTGAATTAAATCTAATTTGACCCGCTACGTTACCAGATGGTCTTTGTGCAGTTGTACCGTTAGGAAGCTGTATAAAGCCTGTAGACGTAAAAGTAACGTTACTGGTAATGTTAGACACAGATACGTTTGTAAATGCGCCTGTAGAAGCTGTATTTGCCCCAATAATTACGTTGTCAAGACTACCACCAGATGATTGTATCGTTGTGTTGGTCAGTGTCAGGTTGCCAACAGTGGTTGTGGTATTTCCCAAACCTACACTGGCATTACCCAGGGTTGCCACTGTGTTAAAGTTGGCATCTAACTGCGACAACGGTATTGACGTTGTGGCAGTTGCAAATGTATACGGTACACCAGACATATTAGAACCTCACTCTTAATTCGTGTTCAAATTCAAACGTATTTACTACAAACCCTGCACTATTTGAAGTCATGGTCAGTCCCAAATACTTACCATACTGCGAGGCATCCGATTTAAACAAGTAATATCCTGTGGACAACAGCCACTGTATGACAGTGCTACTGTTATTTACCCATGATATTACCTGAGAACTGTTATTTAGCCAAGTAACGCCAGTGTCAGATAGCGTGTACGTTGGGCTAGGACCTTGTTCAGAATCCACTGTGACATTAAACCCGCCGCCTTGTGGCAGAGTTGCCTCTACTGCAAATTTTAACGCTTGCTTGGTGCGGATAGGGTCTCCCATATCCTGTAAAGCCGTCTGAATGTACGAGTTGATAGTTGTTGTTGCATTTGCGTACAAAAGGTTTAAATTACCTGACGTATCTGTACCGTACAGATTAATCTTTCCACCAACAGGAGCGGAAGTTAGATACTGCACCGCTCCCTGATACGTGATAAACCATTTTTTCTCAAAAAATACGGCTTGTATGTATCTGTTACCGCCATATCCAAACGGACATGAGCTGGTTACATAGAAATTAAACACCGCACACAAGATATTGTTGAGTAGCGCCTGTCCAGCCGTAATAGGCTTGGTAAAGTCAATGTAGGGGAAAATACCGTCTAGTGGGTCACTAATCTTGGTGGTTGTAGAGCCGACAAGGGCGTACACACCATAGTCGTTCATGAACAAAACAGACCTGAAGTACGGGAATATGGCGTAAATACGCTTAGAACCAATAGACGCAGACACGTTGGTATTGGTAAATACAGTATTTCCTGTAGATGTGACCTGTAAGTTACTGAATACGTTGATACTATCATCACCAAAGATGTACAAGAAGTTATTGGCTGACAATAATGCTTGAATGTTGTTGTGCAGGGTCGAATCTGTCAAATTAAACGCTACCGCAGACACAGAGCTAAAGTCTGTCGGGCTAATAGCACTAGAGGCGTATACGGTACGCCCTGCTGCCACCCAAACGCGACCTGAGAATGTGGCTACATCCACAATTCCGTTGGTGTTGACAATAGCTGTAGCGGTTGCGTTTGCGGTTACGTTGGCTGTATACCCGTTTGCAAAGCTCACAGTAGGCGCAGAAGTGTATCCAGAGCCAGGATTATTCATGATGACCTGGGTTACAACGTTACCAAGGACAATAGCCGTTCCATTTGCCCCTGAACCGCCTCCACCGCTAAATGTGACGTAAAAAGAACCGTTAGAACCGTATCCAAACCCGCCAGAATTGATTTGTACGGCAACTGTACCCGTAGCAAACGTAGTCAGTTCCGTAATTGCCCTAGCATTTGTGGTTGCTCCACCCCCAATAATGGTCACAGAAGGAGGTGATGTGTATCCAGAACCCGCATTTGTAAGCGTGATATAGCTCACTGTATTAGCTGTGGATAACGTAGCCACCGCTGTAGCTTGTACACCGCCTGTTTGATTAGGTGCGCCAATAACAACGTCAGGTGCAGCCGTGTAACCAGAACCTGGATTGGTTATTGCTATAACACCAACAGAACCTATGGCTACAAGATTAGCCCCATCCCACTCATAAAGACCTTTTGTTGGGTCTCCAATAAATAAATTAGTGTTTTGATACTGCGCTGCACTAACGCCAGTGCCTGAAAACGTACCCGCAGAAGCAATATTGCCCCTAGTAGACGTTATCAAGTCAAAATATTGCATTGCACCGTTAGATTCGGCTGCAACAATGTAATCGTCCGTGATATTGGCACTTGTCAAATAAGTGACAGTGTTGGAAAAGGTTACAACCGCATTTGACGAGTTATTGACATAGGCTGACTGAGGCGTAATACGAATATTGCCCGAACCTATGGGCATAGCGTTTTCTAGCCAGTAAAACTCATCTTTCTCGATTGCCGTGCGGTTGGCTTTGGTGTCAATTCCCTTGAATTGTTTAATAACCGCATAGCTTTTCTTTTGCTCTGCTGCTGCCATTCCTAACCTCCACTACTATAGGGGTTCGGAATCCTTCTTGTGTAGGTACTATTTAGTACATTCAAGACGTGTTTGTTATATTCTTGCTTAAATATCTCGGCTTCACCGTAAGATTGTTCGTAAAACTTAGCCTTGTAAGCTGCGTAATACTGTGCACAAGTTGACCAAGGGTCTAGTATCTGGTCTACGGCTGTTGGTGTGCTCAGAGATAGGGCTGTCGGTAAAATGACAGTATCCATCTCAATGTAGTAACTTTGGTCAGGTACAGGTGCAATGTATATCTGTTGCTGACCGTACACAGAGAAACAAATAGGTCTGCCTATGTAATTTTGCCAATAACGTAATTGAGCTGTGAAGTCAGACCAAGGAAGATAACGCATAGGAATACGACTGTTACCCCAGTATAGATTAATACCAAGAATGTCAATCGTATTAATTCCATTGGGTAGAGCTTGGAATGGGATGATTTCCGCATTTTGTACGTAGAGCAAAGTTGCTGTACCGTCAGCGAAAGCAGTAGATGGGGGAAAAATATTAGAGCCAGTAGGGTA